CGTGATCGACTTTTAGGAGGCCACATGCGGGTCGTTGGTGTTCTCGTTGTGGCCGGGTGGGCCTTGTTGACGGCTGCCGGGTGGCTGGTGGCGTTGCCGTTGGGGCTTGCTATCGCCGGTGTGGGCTGCCTGTACATGGCTAAGGCGGTCGCCTGATGGGTCTTCTAGAAAGCATCGGCAGGTCCTGGTCGGGGACGCCGGAGACACGGAATGACCCGTCTGAGGACCGCTGGTGGGGTCCTCTCGCGGAGTTCACTAACCCGACGTACTCGGGACGTTCGGTTGACCCGGATTCTGCTATCGAGAACACGGTTGCGGTGTATTCGGCGGTGTCGTTGCTGGCGGAAACCATCGGTTCTCTGCCGTTGCACATGTATCGGAAGACCGAAGACGGTCGGGAACGGGTGACGCCGGCTGCGGGTGGTCCGGGCGGTCTGGCCCGGATGTTGCATGACGCCCCGAACCCGGAGATGACCGCGCAGGAGTATTGGGAGAACGTCGAGGGCCACAAGCTGCTGTGGGGGAACCATTACAGCTACATCCGTCGGGACGGTGCTGGCCGTCCTGTGGAGCTGTGGCCGTTACGTCCCGATCAGATGAAGGTCACCAGGGTTACCGACGACCGTGGGTTGCCGGTCGGCCCGAAGGCGTACGTGTACACGCTGCCGTCTGGCGAGGTCCGAGGGTTTGGCCGGTCGGAGGTGCTGCACATCACGGACTTCTCGACCGACGGGCTGAAGGGCATGTCTCGGATCGAGGTGGCCCGGAACGCCATCGGGGTCGAGCAGGCTGCGGGTGAGTATGCGGGCCGGTTCTTCGACAACTCGGCCCGTCCTGACGGCATCTTGTCGACCGATCAGCGGATGGACGACGAGGACACGAAGCGGATCAGGGTGCAGTGGGAGAATCTGCACAAGGGCCTGTCGAAGTCGCAGCGGGTCGGCATCCTCCATTCGGGTCTGTCGTGGCAGACGATCGGTGTTCCCCCGAAGGACGCGCAGTTCATGGAGGTCCGCCGGTTCCAGATCGGTGAGATCGCCCGGCTGTACCGCATCCCGCCGCACATGATCGGCGATGTTGAGCGGTCGACGTCGTGGGGTTCCGGCATCGAGCAGCAGTCCATCGGGTTCGTGGTGTACACGCTCCGTCCGCTGTTGAAGCGGATCGAGGGGGCGATTGCCCGCGATCTTGGTGACCCCGAAACTGGGGTGACCCTGACGGATTCTGACCTGTATGCCGAGTTTCAGGTTGAGGGTCTGTTGCGTGGCGACATGGCGGCACGGTCCGACTTCTATTCGAAGGCGATCAACGACGGGTGGATGGTCCCGAACGACGCCCGGTCGTTGGAGAACATGCCGCCGCTGCCGGGGATGGACCGTCCCCGTATCCAGTCCGGGTTCGTGCTGATCGGTGAGGACGGCGAACCGGTCCCGTTGAACCAGTCTGCTGAACCGTCGGGGGACTTCCTGTCCGGCCTGACCCGGCAGGAACGGCAAGAACGCATCCGCGCGGCGTACGAGCAGCATCTGAACAACATCGCTGGAGGTTCCTGATGACTCCCACTATCGAACGTCGCTATGGGACGGTCACCGACGTTGAGGTCCGTGAGGCCGAGGGTGGTGGGTTGCGGTTCACCGGCCATGCGGCGGTGTTCAACTCGCCGACGGACATCGGCCCGTTCCGTGAGCAGGTCGCACCTGGCGCGTTCCGCCGGTCGATCCGCACGGAAGGGTCAGACGTCAGGTTCCTGTTCAACCATGAGCCCGACTCGGTGATGGCCCGCACCCTCAACGGCACGTTGACCCTACGTGAGGACGAGGTGGGGTTGCTCGCTGAGGCGGACCTGGACCCGTCCGACTTCGATGTGCAACGTCTTCTCCCGAAGCTGCGGTCGGGGAATGTGTCACAGATGTCGTTCGGGTTCCGTGTCGTCGGCCCTGACGGTGACGAGTGGTCAGAACCGGACGACGACGGGAAGCAGCTCCGCACGCTACGTGAGGTGCAACTGTTCGACGTGTCGGTGGTGACCTACCCGGCGTATGACGACACCGATGCGGCGCTGAACTCCATTGCCCGTGGTGCGCTCGAGGTTGCCGAGCGGCGCGGCATCGTCACCGACCTCGACCAGCAGCAGGTCGCCGACCGCATCCGCGACCAGATCAACCAGGTTTCTCCTCCCGTGGTGGAGGAGCGTGAAACTTCCGACGCCCCGTCGGAGGAACAGACCGAAGCCGTCCCGGCCCCGGCGGAAGCGCCACGCCACACGACTTCTCGGTCGCATCTGCAAGCCCGGATCGCCTACCTGGAAACCACCCTGTAGGCGCAGAAGCCACAACAAGGAGAACATCATGGCTTCGATCAATGAGATGCGTGCCGAGCGTGCCCGCATCTTCGAACAGGCAAAGGCGCTCGTTGAGCGTGCCGACTCTGAGGACCGGAACCTTTCCGGTGAGGAGCAGGCCGCGTGGGACGAGATGAACGTCGACATTGACCGTCTCGCGAAGGAGATCGACACCCGCGAACGGCAGGACCGTATCGACGCGGTGCGTGCTTCCCTCGACCCTGGCAAGGAGATGGCGACGAAGGGTGACCCGGCCAAGGACTTCGTCCGCCGGTTCTCCGCGTTCCTGACTGGTGAGACTCGTTCGTTCGAGATGACCTGGTCGGCTGCGGACCTTCGTGAGGACCGTGCCCACACTGTCGGAACGACGACTGCTGGCGGTCACCTCGTTCCGGTGTCGTTCGTCCGTCAGCTCCGTGAGCACCTGATCGACAACTCCGCGATCCGGCAGACCAACGCGACGGTGCTGACCACCGCGTCTGGTGAGGCCCTTCGTGTTCCGAAGACGACCACCCACCCGGACGGTGGGCTGATCGGCGAGGGCGCCACCATCGGGCAGGACGATGCGGTGTTCGGGCAGGTCACCCTCGATGCGTACAAGTACGCCAACCTGACGCTCGCCTCCAGCGAGTTCCTTCAGGACGAGGTGGTCAACGTCCTTGAGTACCTGGCACGTCACAACGGGATTGCGCTGGCGAACAAGTCCGGTGTCGATTTCGTTGCTGGTGACGGGTCCTCCAAGCCGCGTGGTGTCGCGACCGCTGCAGCGAACGGTAAGACGGCTGCTGCGAAGGACGCGATCACCGCGGAGGAACTGATTGACCTGCAGCACTCGGTCGTTCAGGGCTACCGGCGGAACGCCTACTGGCTGATGCACGACGCGACGGCGGCTCACATCCGGAAGCTGCGTGACGAAGCCGGAGGTTCCGCTGGGACCGGCCAGTTCCTGTGGCAGCCGGGCCTGCAGGCGGGCCAGCCGGACATGCTGCTTGGTCGTCCGGTGGTGACCGACCCGAACGTCGCCGAGATGGGGACGTCCGCGAAGGCCGTGCTGTATGGCGACTTTTCGGGCTACTACATCCGTGACGTTGGTTCGCTCAGGTTCGAGCGGTCTGACGGGTTCGCGTTCGACGACGACCTTGTCGCGTTCCGTGCGGTGATCCGTTCTGACGGTGACCTGATCGACGAGAACGCCGTCAAGGCGCTGACGATGTCGCCTACCTGATCCACAGCCGGGGCACCCCGAAAGGGTGCCCCGGCCACACCTCGGAGTTGCCATGCCCAAGGTCAAGATGTTGCAAGGTTTCACCGGCGCTATCGACGGGCATTACAACCCGCGGGCCGGTGCGATCCTCGAAGTGTCGGCCCCGGCGGCGTTCGACCTTGTCGCAAACGGCTATGCCGAACCTGTCGCCGAGAAGAAGCGGGCGCGGAAGAAGGAAACCGCGTCGAAGGGACCCGCAGAGGCGGCGATGCGTCCGCAGGCGGAACCTCGTGACGGTTGACGCCACCGCCCCGGAGCTGCGTGAAACGTCCCGCCGGATTCTGGCGGACGATCTGGTCGCGTTCGTTGACCGGCATCAACGCATCTACGGCAGGGTCGGCGACGTCGACGAAGACCTGTGGTCTGACCGCGCTACAGACCTGCTGTTCCAGAACGGGAAGCGGACGGCCACCCAGTTCGGCCGTCTCATGTACGCGCAACTGTCAGGGCGGGCTGCGTTGCCGTCAGAGACACGGTTCCGTCCGGACTTCATGGATGCCTGGCTGCACAAGGTGTCGGAGAACGTCGGACGGGCGATGGTGGCTGCTATCGCGGTTGACCTCCTCGACGACGATGTTGAGGACGGTGACGTGTTCGACAGGTTCCGGACGGGTGCGATGCTGACCGCAGCGTCGTTGACGACGTCGTTCGCGAACTTCGGTGCCCATGACGGTGCCCGAGCTGCCGGTGCCGGCGCGAAGACGTGGCAGGTCACCTCGGCGAACCCGCGGTCGTCTCATGCCGCGTTGGATGGGGAAACGGTCGCGTTGGGGCAGCCGTTCTCGAACGGGCTTCGATGGCCTGGTGATCGTGACGGCGGGATCGACCAGACCGCGAACTGTCAGTGTTCGCTGTCGTTCGTCCGTGGTCGGTGATGGCGAAGGGTTGGAGGAGGGTGCAGGTCACCCCCGAGATCGCGGAACGGTGGCTGGCAACGTCACGACAGAAAGTGGTGTTGCACGACAAACGGGACCGGTTCGCCGCAGCAATACTTGCGGGGGAGTGGGACCCGGCATTGCACGTCCGTGACCCTGTGAAGCTGTACCAGGGCGCGCTGATCAACGGGAACCATCGACTACGGGCGGTCATCGCCGCCGGCCAGCCCGCAACGATGTGGGTCCATGCGCTGGCAGAGGAGCTTGCCGATGTGGCCGACGGCTGACGAACTGCGTGTCCTGCTGGGCGCACCCGACTGGACCGCAGACGACTACAACCGCGCTCACCTGCTTCTCGAGCTTGCGGTCGGCCTGGTCGAGGGCGAAGCCCGTCAGCCGCTGTCAGAATCGACCGACACGTTGACGGTGGACGGGTCGGGAACGGCTGTGCTTGTCCTGCCTCGCCGTCCCGTGTCGGACGTGTCCGAAGTCACCATCGGGGAGACGACCGTCGAGGGGTACACCTGGTCGTCGGCTGGGCTGCTGCATCGCACGTCGGGGGTGTGGCCGTATGGGCTGGCGAACATCGACGTGA